CGGGCAATAGAGAGTTGATGGTGTTGTCTGCTGTGTAAGGCTTACCAGAAGAACCGAGAATCTCACGAACCAGGAACCGAAGCTCTGGCGGCGTGATGAGATTAACCCAGCGCAGTCTGATTGGGAAACCCATGTTATCAATCATACGCGCTGCGTGATTGGTCGCAAGCTGTAGACCAGCAACCGAGAAATCCACATCCACCGAAGGACGGTTAGGATACGTGCCCGGCGCAGAGATAACGCCTGCTGCTCCAGGAGCGATCTGCGTAGCCTGTGCGCCACCGAGAAGAGCGTGAGTGTTGTAGAATAAAGGATTACCGTCAAAAGTCGTAACCTGTGACGTGAAGCCTTGGTTGAACACATTCCACGCGATCATCTCTTTGGTGAATGCTGCGCTACGAGCAAGCAGCGTTGGTCCTTTCTTACCGACCAACCCATACTTGTCATCGTCGTACAATTCCTTGGAAGTCCTGATACCCAAGGAATACGTGAGCGGCTCGACTCTCTTAGAAGCGCCCTGCTTCATCTCTGTATAAGCAGTCGAAGCGTTCTCAGGCTTTTCCTGAAGAATCGAGATGCCGGCCATTTCAAGCTCTTGCTCGTAATCAGAATCCGAGTCAACCTCGTGAAAGACCTTCGGATAATCTGAAGCTTTAAGCTGGTTATCGAGACTGTCAAAGTAGATCTTCCTCAGCCCCGGCTGCATTAGTTGTGGAAACTTCGCTCGTACTTGAGGCATTTAAAATCTCCTTTGAGTTAGAGTACTTGCACAGAAGCGGTTAGAAATACGAAATTGACAGGCGCATTAAGATACGAGCCGAGAGGAAGAGCAACGATCTGTACGCAAGCACTAGCGCCAGTCTTGCTCTTGTCTACATACCAGTATCCGTTCGCGTCTTTAGTCAAACCGTATTTCAAGCCAGTATCACCCTGCACCGGCGTCCAGTCAGCGGCAACAGTACCTGCTGCATTGTCGAAGAGAGCGGTGAAGATGTTGTCCGAGTTAGGCTCCATGAAGAGCGTGCGTCCGTCTGATACCGGAGTGCCGATGGCAATATTAACACCAAGCGGTTGTCCAGGAACAGAACCATAAGTTGCAGTTGCGATATTACCTGTGATACCGCCAAACGGAGGCACAGGCGCTCCCGCACCGGCGGTACCGAGATTAAGTCCGAAGGATTCTGTAACACCCAGAATCCCAGCAGTTACAGTTGCACCGTCCCAAGCTTGTACAAAACCTAAGGCGTTCAACTGTACAGGCGTGCCGAACAAGAAGGTCTGCCCCGCCGCTTCAGCAATGGAGTTGGTAAATGGCGTAGTGCCAGCCTTCTCCATCACTTGTAGAATCGGCAGATGAGTAGTGAGGTTTGCCGCTGCCATATACTCTCCTCTGTTTTCTGCTTTGGGGCATCCTGTCATGCCGCGTTAGGGTTTAGTTACATAATCGGATCGTAAAAATCCAATCCACCACCGAGAGTGGGAGTTTCTTCAAGCTTGAACGTGTCTTTGACACGAGCTGAAGGAGGACGCCTGTTGTTGCCGAGTTGACGCTGCGAAAGCTCCAAACCTCTACGACGCTTGCCATAGAGAATACGCTTGTGAACTCTCATGCACACTACGTCAACGTACATGTAGTGGCCTTCAGAGTCAAACGGTAGAGGGATCTTGAACTCAGGATGAATATGTTCTGGTTTTAGATACTCATAGCCCTCAGCCAAAAGTTGACCGATGCGACGATTATCTGTCGAAGCCCACACACATTCAAACTCAGGATCTTTCAACTTCATGTTCATGTAATCGGGGAGATCATGGTCGATTACAGGAATGTACATCTGCATGTTGTAAGAGTCGGCTTCGGTGATCTTGGACCAGTCTGGCTCTTGTGGTTGTGCTGCGGCTACAGCAGCAGCACGATTCTTCTTGAGAATTCCCTCAATAACTTTCTCAAGATCAGCAGTGTTTGAAGAAGGACTAGAAGTTGCCTCGGATACTGCCGTCGCGATTTGTTTAGCCTGCGTAGGCTCTGTCTTGTGATTAATCTCAGGCATTAAGCGTACCCAATCCCTTCTTCATCCAGCATCTTAGCATAATCAGCAGGTTTCATACCAAGAGTGCGAGCTGCTTTAAGAACCATTGGATCATTCTCAAGACCGCGGAGAATAGAGGCTTTGTCGTCAGCAGCGCCACTAGAACCAGCAGAGCCACTTGATGTGCCACCCGTGCCTGTAGATCCAGCGAAACGACTCTTAATCTTGCCTTCTATAATCTCGTCGTTGTGACGCCCAAGAACCGTGAGATAGCAGTTCTTGATAACAGAAGGATCGTTCCGAGCCTGAAGCGTTTGGCCGGCGATAAGAGTATCGACTTCTTTCTTAATGTCGCCGTGATAGTACTTGAACTCTTTCTCGTCCTCAAATACTTCACGACGGATATTAGAAGCATTCAGCGTCAAAATAGCCGACGTGTGTCCCTGAGTAGCCTTGGCTATAGCAGCCTTTGGGTCAGTCAGAAACAACTCTTCAATCTCAGTGTCAGTCTCTTCTTGCGTCCTAGAGTTCCTGAGCCTCAACGCCGCTGCTGCCTCAGTATCGTCCTTATCTTTCTGAGCCTTGGACTGCTTTTCCATAATACTCGTAAGTCCAGTAAGCATCTCTTCAATCTTACCAATCTTACCCGCCGCCTCAGCACCAGCCTTTATCTGAGTCGTCAACTCGTCAGGAAGAGTGAACTCATCTGCTCCATCTTCCTTTGGTTTTTTCTGCCATTGAAATAACGCCATTAGAGTTCGCCCCTTTCTTGTGAAGCTTGATACTGCTCCATCTTACTTGCTGCACGTTCGTTTCGATCTTCGATTTCTTTCAACACTTGTGGAAGTTGAAGAGTCGAGTTAAACGCTTTGAGTTGAGTTACATAAACTCTTGTCTTGGCTGCAATCTCCTCAGAAGAATCTTGCAAGTTAATAGCGCATAAAGCTTCATACGCTTCTTGTCTCATTCTACTGAGGTAAGCCAGTACCGGCTGGAACTCCTCCCGCTCCCACAACTCCTGAAGGGACTTGCGATATGGGAGAAGATCCCCTACTTTGGTTATTTCCATTGCCTGCTCCTGCTCCTAATTGCTTCATAGCGGCTTCGACAATCTTCTCCACAGAAGGAAGCTGTGTCTCAGTATTGTCTGAGTTAAAAGAACGCAACAAGGTTTGCATGGTTGCTCTTGTTGCAAGAAGTGCTTCGCAGTAATACGTTTTAAGCTCTGGCGGCATGTTCGGAGTGTTGATAGCTTGGATCATTTGAGATTGTGAGCCGTAAAAACGATCCAGACGATCACTCAGCAAGATGCCGTTTTGACGCTCAAGCTCTTTGTTCATAGAGGCGCTTGATGGACGAAGCCGTAGACCGAGCGTGCCGTTTTTGTAAAGCTCTAATGCTTTCTTGATCTTGTCGGCGGAGTTGTTATACTTCTTAAGCTTCTCACCGATTCCAAAGTGCGAATACATCGTTAAAAACTTACAGCCAAGCTTCACATGTGACGAACGTATATCACCAGTCCGAAGACTGTTACGATTGTTCTGCTGCATCATCACCATGCTGGTACCAGCGGCGCTGTAAATTCCACGTTTCTGGTTTACGATACCTCCGCCAGTACCGCCCATTGCAGGATCTACGCCGGTGCGCTCTTTAGCGATCGCCATGTGAAATTGATCTGGACCATCGTTATAACCAACGTCTACTCCAGTCTTGATGTGCTCAATCTCATCCTTACGTCCAGGAATAGCGACGCCGGGGAATATGTCAAGCATCGAAGAGAGCTTTGATTCAGGATCTATACGCCATGCGCCAAGCATAGCATAGTTACGATTGTCTGTACGCCAGTTGTTGTTCTGCGACAGCTCCTTTTGCACCATATGAATCATCTCAGCAAATCCTGTGCCAAGATAAGATTCATCGTCGTAAGCCAGCTTCGAATCTTGATACGGAAGCATATTCTTAGGATAGTTGTTAAAAACTATCCACAAAATCTTCTCCGTCGCCTTGTGATACTTCGCCTGAAACGCATACGTCAAGCCGTTCAGAATGAAAGTAAAGTGGACATTATACAAATACCAGCGAGCAGCACCAGTATCGACTCCACTAGAATCAATAGAAAATTGCGCATTTATCTCACGTTCCATTTCTGTTTCTTGCACGGCGTCAGGACGATTGAGCAAGTCGTCTATATCGGACTGTTTGTAGTAGGGACTCTTAGAACGAAGATCTTTTACAGCCCACATATCAAGAGATTCGATATGACCCATGAACTTCATGTTTTCAAGCTTCGGGACAGAAGGATCGAAGATGAATCTGTTCAGCGGCAGTAGCTCAGGATGAGGGCCGTCACGTTTTGTGAAGATATGGTCTGTGGATGTGACAGGCTCCTCTCCAAGCCCACCGCTGCCATAGAGACGTTCAACCTGTTCTTCATACTCGTATGGAGAATAAATAACCCCTGTTCCATACTTAATCGCGCTGTGCCAAGAACTTTGTTCAACCCTGTACAGATCAAGCTCATCAGGATCATACGCCTGATCCATGAGAAAGATCTGGATAGCAAGCTTCAACTCTTCCGTATCCTTCGTCGGTAAATCTCCGGACATAGTTGCAGACCACAGCGGATCATACATATAGATGCCGCCCATAATACGAGCAAGTAGCTCATCTGAAGCGGTACCAATAACAGGAATCACAAGATTCGCAGCGCCAGGCCACGGAAAATCTTTTGTCTCATTCTTAGGCTTAGCCTTATATAACCGCACGTACTCAGGAAGCTTCTCGGTTCTGAAAGTCTGCAAACGTCTATCAAGATGAGCGCATTTATCCTTGATAAACATACACAGATCAGCGTAATTATCTTTGCCAAAAAGCTTCTCGGTAACTAACGTAGGCGGTTGATAAGGCATTTACTTCACTTCCTCAGTCTGCGCGGGTACAGAAGTTGTAGTAATTTCACCTGTCGTAATCGATTTCATAGCAGGAAGCTTCGGCGTTGGAAACTGTGCTGCGTAGCTTTTGAAATCAGCTACAAGCAAGTTCACGAACTTGTAGAAAAATGTGTACCACGGATTACCATTTGGTGCAGGTAAAGCCTGCACCAAAGCAGATGCAATTTGATTAGCGACATAGAAGATAAGAAGCCATTGTTCGATCTGGGTTGTGTTCATTTCTTGTACCTGTAGTGAAACTCGATGAAGTCAAGTTTTGAAAGATCGAGAGAGTTAAAAGCCGCCGTAGCGTTTTCTTCAAACTTAGGAAGCGTGCTTGAGATACTGATGCACGGCACCGGCGCCGGCGGATGATAGATTGGATTCGGATCCTCTGGATCAGGATTTGTCGTAGGATTCGGGTTCGGATTTGTCGGCATTTATCTACCTCCTGCGATAACGTGAATTGGAAGTCCCATAGCACTAGCACCCCATTGAAGAAGCATCAAGACTATAGGAATTGCACCTATGGCAGCGATGACAAGTCTCTGTGTTGTGTCGATCTTGGTAGCAAGATTGCTGATTTGAACTGTTAACGCTGGTGCACCGTTACCTTTAAAAACTGTCCTATCCAGATCAGTGATAGTCTTGCTAAAAGGGCAAGAAGGATTATCACACATTTCGTCACTGATTCGGTTATGCTGATGTACCTGCATTCAGACTCCTATGCTGCCGATGCGGCCATACGACGTACAAACTTCGCACGTTGTTTTGACATGAAATCTTCAATATGCTCTTGTGAACGCGTGTCAAACTTCCACACTTGAGGACCGTAGCTGATTACGTCAAGCAAGTCGATCAAACCTTTACGCTGTCCATAAGTCTCGGCTTCTTCTTTGAACTCGGCGCAGTTATTAACATCTAGCCAGAGTTCATGTGCCTCGACTGTAGGGATAAAGTTCTCAATACGTTCTTCCTTGGCGCCAGCATTCTGCGGCGTCTTAAGAGGAAGAAAAACGATTGCTGCTATCTCAGGACGAGCGCCTTTGTGATCTGCGACGAACTCGTTCAAATGATAGAGTAGGTACTTCTGTGCTGCAACAGCTTCGACGTAGACTTTGGTAAGCTTCCATTTCACAGCAAAGAAAAACACAGCCTTGACGAACTCTTTGATATCTACAGCCTTTGCCCATTGATCCAGTAGATAGATTCTACGAGGATCACGACTCACACCAGTCACCGCGATAGCATGTCGGCAACGACCGCCTTTACCAGTTTCTTGACCGAGGTGAGATCCGCCATGATTAGGATCGACAACCATATAACGATCGAGATTACGTGGAAACACATCTTTTTCTATGTCGCCGTCTGCTACATGATGACGGATGGTTATTCTGTACTGCTGAGGCTGCGAAAGCTCGAAGAGACGTGATGCCGAGGATTCTTTAGGAATCGAAAGAGCGCCTGTTACCTTCTCGAAGTTGAAGTATCTAAAGTCTGCCATGTTAAAGCGAGCTTTAGAAGGATCAATGGGGTAGTTAAGAAACTGGCAACTAAAATGGTAACTACCCAGACGACGCTTCCAGCGAAGAAGTTTTTCTCTGGTAAAAGCTTCAGAAAATATAGGCTCGCCAAAAGGATGTAGAGCGCAGCATCCACCAAGAGCAGAATGCGTAGTCCAGTTAAAATATGGCTCTTCTTTTCTAATGTGGCTGTTAAGATCATCATGACTCCATCTGTTTCCTACTACGATTTCATCAAAGTCTCTTCCAGGATTGTCTGGGTCACTATCTGTGGCGCCGACAAGAATCTGGTGGTAGTCGATTGTGTCGGCCATGACAACTGGGGATTTTCTTGCTTCTCTTCCGACAAGATCATCCTGGACCACAACGTTATAATGTCTGGACTGGAGAGCCGCTCCAACACCGATAAAATCAAACGTTCCTTCTCCTTGTCCACGCCCGGCCGGAGTTCTACGTTGATGCAGACTCTCATTTGTCCATGTCTCTTTCTCGGTAGGCATTATCTCTGGGAAGAGATACCTGAAGAAGGTGTTGTTCTCGTAGTGATTCGAGATTCTGATTCCAAGTTTGATAGCGTTTTTGATCGTTTCGCTAACGAGAAGAATACGAATGTCTTGAGAATGTGTACGACGCATCCACTCAATGTACAAGTCGCTGTAGCCAATACTCGTAAAGAAGTCCTCTTCCCGTTTTCCAAACGGTAAAGCACGCCAGATCGGAAAGCACTCAGAGTAGACTGTGGATTTGAAGTGATCTCGCGGAATCTCGATTCCTTCTTTGAGACCGTCTTTCATTACCGTAAGACACATTTGATAGTGGAGGTTTTTAGATTTGTCAGGATTTTTGGAGAAGCGATTCTTTCCCATAACTACGGTGGCGAAGTAATATAAGTCCATCAAAGCATTAGCGCGGAAGATTTGCTTTTTCTCGTCCGAAGTCTTAGCTATATCTGTAGGAATCAGATTGTAGCCTAAGATCGTAGATCTAGGTACGAAAGTATCTCCGGTTTCGCCAACTTCTAGCGACCGGAGAACCTCTCGTACCTTCTGATCTATCTCACGCTGGCTCAATGTTAACTGCTTTCTGGGTTAGATAGTCTGTGCGAACGAGCCGCCGTTGACCTCTGAGACTGGCACGATACCAGTTTCAGTTACGTTTCCAACGACGGTAACAACGCTACCACTGGGATTCGTATAGGTCCAGGTTACAGTGATTGCTTCACTGCCACCAGGAATTACGGCGGTGGTTGGAATCACAGCAATCAGATTCAGACCAGTCGTGTCAGAATCTTCAAATGCGATAGGAAAGTTGACCGGATCACTTGAAAGAATCGTTGCAGAAGCACGCAACGTTAGTACTGGATCGCCGGTGAAAGTGGGAGTGATTGCAAACTGTGGGGAGTTGCCGGGTGAAATGGGAAGCATAGTATCTCCTGTTTGGTGGAACGAACCACCTGTTACTTCGCTGTATGGATGGTTTACTGACTTGAGAATTTCATGTACAAGCATACGAAGCTCGTACAGTTGCTCGATAACGAATTTCTCAAACGCTTTTTCATAATGCGATTCTTCGTTGTGAATTTCGATTAAAGACATGGGGAAGTGTCCTTAGAGCTTACTTAAGCTCAAGAGCTTTGTACTTTGGATCAGGATCGCTGTCAACGATAGCGTTGAAAGCGCGCTTGAATTCTTTCACGGTGCGAGGCGGATTCTGTAGAGACTCATGCCTGCGTGCCATCGGACGAACGAAAGTGGAGACGTGTTGAATAAGCATACTGAGAATCGCATCAATAGTACCAATACCAAGAGTGACCAACGCTGCGATTGTGGCATTGCCGCCGAATACAGGAATCAGAGCATAATCTCTAGCGAGAATATTCAAAGCCTCAATCGCCATCTGGACTGGCGAGCCATTCTGCCATGCTAGGATTTCCTTTACTGCAGCATCCGTGTCTTTAACAAGCATTGCAGCGATAGAAGAATCGTCAAACAGATCAGCTACCGAAGCACCTGCGGTGCCAAGGATCTGTACCAACGACGCGATAGATTCTTTTGAGCACGCCTCTAGCAACGTCAAAGGAGCTAATGTTGCTACTGCGGCTCCTACGCCAAGAAACTTTCCAAAATCTCTACGTGAGAATTGTGTTGACATTCTGCTCCTTCTCTTACGGTATGTCTGTTAGCATAATCTCTGCCCAGTTCATCCATTCGAAGCAAAGATTACAGGGATTGAGTCTCATGTTATTGAACGCTTTCTGTCTTCGGAGGCATAGCCTCAAGCAACGCTGCGCCAGTGTCGGCATCTTCTAAAGCAGCCCGTTCCAACGCTTCAAGCGCCTGTTGCTGATCCACAGCGCTGAGAGTGTGGCTGTTTGAGAACTCTTTGTTTGCTTCTATGGCCGCCGCTGTGTGTTCTCCAAGAAACGCTGTCACAGCATCTCGCGGGTTCATGGGTCCGGCGGCGCGGGGTGCAGGAGCAACGCCGCGGATAGCAGAGATAATGCTCCGTGACGCTTCGTCTGCACGCTCAAAATCAAACGCATCCACAGGCTTGACCTCTGTTCTAGAAACTTTGGCGAACGTTCCCTCGCGGTCTAGCAAGTCTTGAACGATAGCCATCTTGTGCTTACGTTCGGCAAGTGTAGTTGCTTTCGCTCGGATCTCATTCGCCAGACTCTGCCATGCTTCAGGAAGAAGTATGGTTATCATCTCTTTACGTTGCTCACGTATTAGCTCAGCCTTCGCGGCGTGATCTACGACGATGCCGTGCGTAACAGCAATACGAACAATCTGATAGTCAGGAGTAGTCTTTAAATATTTGAGTCTGTGCAACGAGATACAAAGCATAGCAGCTTGGGCTGATTCAGGAATCATAGCGTTCTCAAGCTGCGCCATTAACTGAAACTTGTGTTGCTTTCTGAACGTAGTATTTCTAGCAGGTCGGCTGCTAAGACGCCCCTGCGTTGCTGCCCAGCTCCCTGAAGTAGCTGGAGTACCACCGTAATTTAATTTTCCTGTCGCCATTACTTACCAGCTACTCCTTTGTATTCTTTTGCTGTTTTAGCTTGCCGCGACGCTCTGTGAGACTCAATTGTAGCAGCTTCCTGCGCTGCTTTCTCTTTCGGACCGTCAAAGTGTATAGGCTGTCCAGCAGGTTTCTTTGGAGGGCTGACGAGATTATGCAGCGTCTCTCCTGCCTTAGCCACAGCCTCCACAGGCTTGCGGATCAAATCTTTTCCTGCGTTGATGAGATCATCAGTAGCATTAGCCATTACAAATCATCTCCTTGTGGACCGACACGAGCAGCGGTGATACCGGAGTATTTAGCAAAATACTCTCTCAGCACATGCCTCAGCGGCGAAGTATCAGTAAGACTAGGATACTCTCCACGTTCCATCTGCTGACGTAGAACAGTTTCTCTGGCGCTCTGCAATAGAGCGGCAGTCTCGCTGTCTTCAACATGCGTGCTCGTATGGCTGTCCATACCTTAAGGCTACCATACTACCAGCGGCGTGTCAAGGAGAAAGTCAGCATTTTCCGCTTCAAAATTACCCACCGCCGCGGCTGTATACACGTCGGCACTCACTCTCATAATATACCCAGCTATATTCTAGGTAATATCTTATATAATAATACAAGATGCGGATTTTTTGAAAAAATTAGTAGGAATGCCCCCCTATAATTCTGTGTCACGTTTGCGATTTTTTAGGCGGAGGTACCAAGGTACGCTGGTACCAAAGTACAGAGGTAGTGTGATACGCTGGTATAGAGGTAGACTGGTACGCTATCACAGCCAGCACAGAGCTGTCAATAAGAGAATAGTAACTAGAGATAGTATTACTAGAGAGTATGAAGAATGTTACTATAGATTTGTGCGGTGAAGAGTGAATGGGTGTACTATCTAAGAGTAGACAGTTTCAGAGTCTACACGGCTTAGAGCCACGGTAAGATTAGGCTATACTTTGACAATCGAAAGACAAGCATAGTAGAGGTGAATACGTGTAATGCGTATGCGTGGCGACACTCGACACTCTAAGACTATGCGCACAGGGAAGTTATCCTGTGTAGACGGCATAGATAAAATCAATCCTTGTGTTAGAGGACACAGCGGCTCATACACTGCGAAAGTGTCTCGCTCTAACATGCCGTCTATACAGGGTAATCCTGTACAGGAGAACACGCAATGTCAAACACAATGAAAGATCAGCTTACTGAAGTTACCGCGCCAGCGGTAGCAGCATCCACACTGGCCAACGTAGCAAACTTCAACCCCATGGACGCGCTAACAGAGCGCGAACGAATCGCACTCACTAGCAGGTGGGCTGCACTGAAAGACAGTGAGCGTGATACGTTTATAGAGTATGCGGCGAAGGGACTGGATTCAGCGACGCTGTATACAATCTACTCACTGAAGAGTGACGCAAGCACGAAGATCTTCAGCGATATGCGCGCGTCGTACATCTTGACGCTGCTCAGCAACTATATGACGCTGACCAGCAAAGAGGATGTGCTCAAGAAGTTTGCAGAGCAACAGCTTGAGATTCTCAAAGACACATGTACCGGCTCTCAGCTTGCGACGTTGCTGAGCGCACTCAAGGCAAAGTTACTGGACAAGCGTACATTCATGCCGGAACAAATGGAAACCGCATTCCGCGCGGTTTGCAGATTCTATGGCTTCGACAAAAACATGATTAAGTAAGGCGCTTACGCCATGCTTACTGACGAGCTACAGCATACATATGCTTGATTGCATCACTGTATGCAGAGTGGCTCGTCAGTGTGCTTGCACACTTTAAGGAGATTTATGAATGAACAGCAAGCGTATGAATACAATCTGAAATATGTTGACGATATACAGGCACGTTGCTTGCAGTATCGTGATGGCGCAATTACTGCGAAACAATTCGCTGATCAGGTTGCGATGAATCTTTGGTATATCCGCGCTGAGACAACAGAATCAGAATAACACAACACGCGAAAGCGTGTTTGGAGAATGATATGAACTCTCTCTCTTTTAAACGTCAGTTTGCAGAGAAACCTGATCTTTGTTCATTCTGTCACTACTCTCTGTTACACACGTCTAACGAACATGAGTATTCCGTCTCTCTGCATACACCAGACGAGACGGCTCTCTCTCACGAGCCGAAGCATCCTACCGACGCCGTGGGATATGATATAACGAAACCGTTCTCTGTCACAGAGGAGTAGTCTCTCAGTATTTTAGTGGGCTGGCGACAGTTCGAGGATGCGACGCCTAGGGTAAGATGTGATTTTTCAACGTCTTAACCCTAGGGTCAGGTGGAAGGGTAGAAAAAAAGTCGCCGTGGTGGGGTGCCTGAACCGGAAAACGACCTCCGACACATATGAGAAACAGTATTCTTATCTCTGTCAACGTCTACATATGTCATCTAAAAAATAATATTATATATAGTAGTATATATAAAGAAGAAAAGAGTTTTCTCTCTTTGGGAGTTGGTTCTATGGTTTTACACGGCGACCTCGCCGGAGGGGAAGCGACCTCACCGGCGGGGAGTTTTTTCTACCCTTCTTGGACACACTCCCCCTAAGTGGGTCATTTCAAACGACTTAGGCAAGGCAAAAGACCCTTGACCTGTCACCAGCCAGCTTGACAAGCGGCGGTGCTATGAGCTATACTCATAAGAGTGAGGACAAGCACAGATGAGTTTTAATAAAGCTGTACAGAGAACAAAGCTTCCAGAGTATGTCGCATATTGTGAAGCACTGCTAGTGTATAAACACGCAATGCGCACACATACGATGTTTCTACGTAAGATGAAATATCTTGAAGATTCTACAAACGTGCTTGAAAGAGCACAGTTTTATGATGAGAAGAAACGATTCTCGCAAGCGTGTAAGAGCTATTACGTGGCGAGAAAGAACTATGAAGAAGCTATAGCTAGAAAAGAACTCACAGCCAAAGGAGTTGATCTCTCTTTGGTAGAGATAGCTAAGCTTATGAATATCACGATTCCGTTGTCTATGGCACAGATTATAGAAGCTGAGAAGAAAGAACATGTCTTAGCGTCTGTGACACAGAAGCAGTGGGATATGTTGGAAGAAGCGCAGAGGATTAGAAAGAACAGAGGCAGTCTCAAGGATAGTTTTCTCGCAGACAAGAACTCTGGTCATTCTGTGTTGAAGGCTGATCCTATGTTGAATGATTTTGAGGATCTACCTGATTCACTGCCGCAGGCAGCGCCGGGGGATAAGACTGTTACGGTAGATGCTGACGGCGGCACGAGCGTAAAGTTTGATCCAGAGTTTGATAAGCTTTAGCAGCAGCTTGCTGCCGCCGGAAAGAAAGGAGAACAAGCCTATGCGTCAGCACAGAGGTTAAAGCTGACTATACTCAATAGAGGAGAGAAATCCTCTGGCAGACAAGTTATGATTCGGTGCTTGCTCTGCCATAGCAGCAGGAAGAGTTGCGGATTTGTTTAACCTAGCTTTCTTCGGTATTCATATGATACCGGCACTGACTAGCACAAGTCTTAGATACTGGCCCTGCTGCTATGGGAGCGTAAGAACGACAACTCCAAGGAGAAGCTATGAAAACACCAGACTGGTGGATTCGCCTGTGTTTTAAGTACTTCAACCTCTACCGTGATCGTGTGCGTGAGCCATACATAATTCTCACTCACGCACAGCATCACTTAGCCAAGGATTTCGTGTACCGCGCCAGCACGACAGAGCGTGGTACATTAACTCCGGCGCAGTATCAAGCATTCGAGATTCTTGAAGAGTGTCGGCGTCCGTTGTTGGGGTCTACAGATGTATGGGTAGCATAACCACAGTCACGATGCCGCCGAGAAGATAGCAGAGAGTATTCTTATGCCGCAACTCAAGAAACAGTCAACGTGCATCTGTAGACACGTACAAGACAAGCACTATAAACTCATCGGCGTGTGCGATGCGCAGGATGTGTTTACAGGGGCATCTTGTACATGTCCTCGTTTTCAACAATCAACACAGTCTTTAAAGGAGCAGGAGAATCAACATGACAGTCAGCAAAACAGCAGAGAAAACAACGCCTAAGCTACGGTACGTAATCGTACGTACTTACTCTGCCGGCGTATTCGCAGGTTATCTCAAGCATCGTGAAGGTAAAGAGGTAACTCTTACACAGGCTCGTCGTCTCTGGTACTGGGATGGCGCAGCCTCGCTCTCTCAACTTGCAACAGAAGGCACTACAAAGCCACAAAACTGCAAATTTCCTTCTGTCGTTGATGAGCAGATTCTTACAGAAGCAATTGAAATTATCAATTGCTCTAAAGATGCGCAGATTTCTATCGAAGGAGTAAAGGTATGGAGAGCTTGCTAAATGGTTCTGGCTATGGCGATGGCTCTGGCTATGGTTCTGGCTCTGGCTCTGGCTCTAGCTCTGGCTATGACTCTAGCTATGGCTATGGCTCTGGCTATGGCTCTGGCTCTGGCGATGGCTCTGGCTCTGGCTATGGCTCTGGCTCTGGCGATGGCGATGGCTCTGGCTCTGGCTATGGCTCTGGCTATGGCTCTGGCTCTAGCTCTGGCTCTGGCTCTGGCTATGGCTATGGCAATGGCTCTGGCTATGGCTCTGGCTATGGCTATGGCTATGGCTATGGCTATGGCGATGGCTCTGGCTATGGCTCTGGCTATGGCTATGGCTCTGGCTATGGCTCTAGCTAATCTCAACAAGCAGAGGCACTTGCTCTGCTTTAGCCCCTCAACATAAGATGATGCGATGTAGACAAGAATATGTCTGAAGCTATCTTTCTTAGGAAAGAGCCT